TTTTTTAACAAATTGAATCAATTTCTTTATATTATTAAGTATGTCTTCTTGATAGTAAATGGTTCCTGTTTCAAAGCCCTTGTGTTGAGCGTATTCATCTTCATGATTAAGACATTCATCACACATTCTTTCTTCTGCATCGTATTGGTGGTCTTGAACCTGTTGACCACACATACTGCAAGTCCAGTACATTGTTGTTCCTCCTATTACATTAAAAGTTTAACAAACCTGAGATTATAGTTTGTTGTAAGATTGCTTTGAAGACATTATTGGTTCTTCTTTTTATCCACTACTCTTTCGAATAGTACAACCTTAGTCACAATGGGTTAGACCCATCACTCCTTACAGCATGAGTTATCTTTGCAAGTAATCAGTTCAGTACTAGGGTCGCCCCCGTCTAATGGTTTCAAAACCAACCTGACCTTTCATCACAAACTATACGCCTTGCGAGCGGTATAGCACCTATTGTTTCAAGGTAGAGTGACCTATGACTCATACGTTCAAAGACTTTCGCAATGCCTCTCGGCACTAAGCAATCGTTATTTAGTAAGATTAACTTTATTTAATGCTAGTATGATAGGGTGTATTACCTGCTTCGAATTGTAGTTTAATCTCTTTCGAGACTCTATGCTACGAGGTAACACTAAGTTTCATCCTCGTCAAAGGATAAGTTACTTGGTATTCCGTACCTTTATATCTTGCATTACTGCTAAGATTAAGTATGTGGAACTGATTATAAGATTTGCTGACGAACTTCACTCATAACCTATGGATTTCCTTATTGTAGTTTCCTACTCACTCGACTCTATCAAACCGAGATATACAACCAACGCCTGCTCAAAGAGACTTAACGTGGTAATATATATTATCCATTTGCATACACAAACACACCGAAGTATGTCGCCTACTGGGTCACTAACAACCTTTTCGACTTTATCCCTATTACTAGGTTTATCTAACGACTATATGCAGCCGAGCGTTTAGTGTCTGCTAAGACAAATCTTTTAGGGAGACTTATAATCAATCTTGAAAAGAATGTATGCTCCCATTGTACAAATTATTAAAAGGGCGTTGTTAACTATCTCTAAGAATAGCCTCGTTATTAGTTCATTCTGACGTAATAACTCCAACAACCTTACCTTTTAAATTCTAATGATAATAACTATATGATGGGTCTGCCAATATAAATATCGACATGATTACCCAAAATGATAATAGTACACCTATGATGGTTAAGCCAAATATAGCCCATTGAACCATCTGCCCATTATTTGTGTGATTATACCAATAGTTAAAACCATAAGTACGCAGTATTGGGAAGAACCATTTCAATTTCTTTGGTGGATTACCTGTGAAAAATCCTTTAATGTGTTGCTTGTTGCTCATTGTCAACTCCCTATGGTTAGTACTGCTACCCATTCAAACATCACCCAAATGAATAGACACAAACAAATTGCATACATCAAGAGAGTGATTTCTTCCATTATATCATTCCTCATCCCTTACTCCTTATTAGTTTCATATTAGAGTAATGCTCCCATGTCTCACCCAATTCAGAATTGGTCATAGCCTTGAGTTCGGCTATTGTAAAGATTATACCTTTACCTGTTACTTGATAAAGGGCGAGAATAACCATCTCTCTTGTTATGCCTTGTGGTTCGTGCATATTAACTCCTTTATTATTAAAAATGTTGGTAGGCGAGAGTTAAGTCTCATTAAACCAAGGATATCTCCCGCTTGCGTCATCACGTTGATGAACCACATATCTGTGGCGTTGACCGTACCTACTATTATGCTTTAGGGTCTTACGCCAATTCGCATGGCAAGTGAACCCATTAACTCTGGAACGCATGGTATTTATAGTCCATCGACTTAGACTTGATGTTATAGCCCATGTTATATATGAAATACATATAATAATGGGGAAGTACGAGCCTTTTAACGTCTTGCTTAGGACTGAATCTAATAACACGAAGATAATACCCTCCCTATCTTGTTTTGTTATTGTATAAATGTATGTATTATGAACCACATAATGAGAAATAACGTGCCGAAGGCACCGAGTTTTGTTGCTTTAACCTTTGAAAGGAAAAGGAAAATGGGATGAAATGAAACACTTGCGCTTTCACCTGCTTTGTGTTGTTTCATCCCCTTTCATAACTAATCTTCCTTTGAAGTGGCATCATCGTCCGACTCAGGAGCAACACCTGCAAACTCATCACGAAGCTTAGCCTCTTCTTTTTCAAGAAGGACTGCAGCGTTCATGGAGTTGCGAATGTTCTCAGGAGTCCAAAACTGAATAGCACCGTCCGTACCGTCGCCTTTTACAAAGCAGATACCTTGGACTTTAGTGCCGTCAGGTTTGGCGATTACTCTGTCTGAAACCTTAAGCTTCATGAGAGAATCACGACCGTTGATAACCAATGATACTTTCACGTCTTTGTACATAAGTACTCCTTGTGATGGGACGCTCATGGAATGAACCATAGCTTTAGAAAGCCGTCCCAGTTATCAAAAGTTAACTAAAATCACGAATTGAATAATCCGTCTTAAGGGGTACTATGGTTGAATATAGGAGCATATCATTTTGCTATATTTTTCTTCAGTATAACATGGGCATTTAGTACTTGCATGGTGCTTGACTTATAATGTACCTTCGAGGGTGAGTAGGGTGGGAAATTAGTTAATAATAAAGGTGTCAAAAATGAGTAAGGATACTGGAGTAATCACTTCAAGAGAGTTAGATAGAGGAAATGCACTTACAGGCGTAGCCCGTATCCAACATGAAGCAGCAGTCCAAAGGGAGCTAGAATCTATACGAGCAGAGCGTCTTCTAGAGAAGGAACTCAGTAATGAAGTAGAGAAAAAAATGAAAGCTAAATCCAAGAGGACTCCAAGTGGGAAGAAAAATAAGAAATGACGATGGTGTAATCGAGCGACTAAAAGACCAAGATTTAGATGTAATGTATAAAGTCCTCGAGAACGCATCTAAGGAGGAAGTCCCAATAGAAGTAGATGGCATGGTCTACCTTATCCCAAAACCAATAAGCGACCTTATAGATTCTTTAGCAATTCAAGCGGGTATTGATAGCCCTGTGGAAATAGAGAATGAAGCATAAAAAGATTAAGGGCATCAAGCACTTAGTATTTGAAGATATAAAAGATTATAATTCCCATTTTGGGAAACAAGCAAAGCCACCTATTGATGACTGGCGTGTAGGTAAAGAAAAAGATTGGGTTATAGCGGATGATGGTGGTATAATACAGTTACTTAAAGTATCCAATAACATTTCACATCCCAATGACAGACCAAATTATAAATTGTCTAAAGGATGGCTTAGAACTGTTGTTGGTACTTTTCTCATTAGGGATAAAACCTTAATGGATACGGATTTCGATAAACACCCAAATAGGTATACTTTTTCTAAAAAAATCAAGAATACAAACAGTCGAGTCTACAAGAGGGAGAAAGCCACTAGAAAAGAAAAAGAATTCGCTACCCATGTAGTTGTAGGAGAAACTGCTGTCGGGGCATATATGAAATCCTTTAATGAGAACGATGAAAATAAGGCTCAGAAAAAAGCAGCGATACTTTTAAAGCAAAGGAGAATTATGAGTGAAATAGAAGCAAGTGCCTTAGAGGTGGCAAAAGAATTAGGAGTAGACCATAGATATATATTAAGGTCGTTGAAATGTTTAGCAGAAAACTCAGGAGATGACAATATACAATTACAAGCAGTAAAAGAACTTGGCAAGGCAATAGGGACACTTGGCATGACTAAGAAAATCGAGACAGGGGTAGTAGGGATGTTTCAAGGATTTTCGCAAGAGCAACTACAAGGAGCAACGAGGGAGTTAATAGCGGATAAGGAAATAAAATAAATGAGATGTCCACTTTGCAATTCATTACACACAAAGAAAAATGGCACCAAACTCTTAACAACTGGAAACAGGACTCAAGAGTTTCAATGTAGAGACTGTAAGAAATACTTTTCTCTTCAGATTAGCGTTAATAGCATACATCAATTAAAAGCAGTTGAGCCTGGGGATATACTAGAAGTAGACGGAGGGAAAGTACTAAGGATACACGGGCTTACAGATGTTCATGTAGGGGCAGTTGAGCATGATTTTAAAAAGCTTCAAGAGGCTATTGATATAATAGAAAAAGACGATGATGCTAGGTGGTTTGGCAATGGAGACTTATTAGAATTAATTCCGCCTCATTATAAAATCAATCAAAGGGGACAGAACATTCCCCCAGAAGAACAATACCTAGAGTTCTCTAGACTAGTAGCCCCCATAAAAGATAAATGCTTATTTATTAGGGGAGGAAACCATGACTACATACGCTCTTTTAATATCTTAGACTTTGATGTATGTAAAGTATTGGCAAAAGAATTAGGTGTTCCATACTACAGGATGCCCGGCTATACAAAGATTAACGTAGCAGGGAGTTCTTATAACCTTGTCTCTGGTCATGGAAAGTCAGGAGGAGCGAATGGAGATATGGAATTAAATAAAATGGCTGCTGTCTACAGTGAGGGAGATGTATTTTTCTTAGGTCATAATCATCAATTATATGTCAAGCCTATGGACAGTTTAATCATAGGGACAGATGGCACAGAAGAGATGAAGAGAAGATGGTACATAAGAGGAGGCTCATTTCTTAGGTATGCAGATTATGCAAGATACTCGTTCTTCCCTATCATAAGGACTGGTTGGGTTACTATAGAATTTAAAGAAGAAGGTATCCACTGCTGGGAAAATTAAGTGTACGAAGAGTCTCAAGATGAAGAATTCGGAGTGAATTTTGAAAAAATTTTTAAATCAAACAGGGGAAGTAAAATGGTTATGGCAAAAAAGAAAAAAGCACTAAAGCAACCAACTAAGGCTGTAATGGTCGAAGCGATTGTAAATCTAGAAAAAGGGCTAGAAAGTATATTTAACAAGGTGATGATTCTTGATGACGCTGTTCGCCAATACATCGGATACAAAAAAGATGGCGATAAATTTCAAAAGGTCTTAGATAAGGTTTATAAAAAGCGACAAGAGGAAATAGATGCAATTGCTGAAGCAAAATCCGCAGAAAGCGGAGGAAGCCCTCCTATTAGCGAGGAATGATATTATAGCATTTGGTAAATTATTTTTACCAGATGATTATTTAAGGAGTGAGACACCTCCATTTCATTATGAAGTGGCGGATGCCATTGACGATGTTAGTGTAAGACAGGCTGCTATCATTTTACCAAGGGGACATGGTAAGACAATCCTTACTAAGGCTTCTATTCTTAAGGACTTCCTTTTCTGTCCAAGTGATGATATGTTATTTTATGCGTGGGTTTCCGCTACACAAAAATTAGCAGTCGGTAATATGGACTATATAAAGTATCACCTAGAGCATAATGAACAAATAACATATTATTTCGGGAATCAAAAAGGTAGAAAATGGACAGAAGAGGATATAGAATTATCAAATGGATGTAAACTTATTAGTAAGAGTAATGTTACAGGGATAAGGGGTGGCGCAAAACTACACAAAAGATATGACCTTATTATCCTTGATGACTTCGAGCATGAAGAGAATACGCTTACGAGAGACTCTAGGGATAAAAATGCTAATCTTGTTACTGCTGTTGTTTATCCTGCCCTTGAGCCTGAGACTGGGAGGATTAGAGTAAATGGAACTCCTGTTCATTATGATAGCTTTATTAATAACCTTCTTATAAATAGTGCCAAAGCTAAAAAAGATGGAAAAGATTTCGCTTGGGATGTAATCACTTATCAAGCCATTGATGACGATGGTCACTTCTTATGGTCTTCTTTTTTTACTCCAAAAATTATGGCACAGAAAAAGCAATTTTATTATGACTCTGGTCAACCTGCTAAATATTACCAAGAGTACTTCATGCAGGTGCAGAGCGAGGAAGATGCTATTTGGAGGCGACAAGATGTTAGACCATATGAAGGTTTTATAAAATATGATGACGATGAACAAATAAACTATATACATTTAAAAGACGAAGAACGAGTGCCAGTTAATTGCTTTATTGGTTGCGACCCTGCGACTGATATAGATACAAAAACATCTGATTTTTCAGTCATTATGGTAATCGCAGTTGATACAAGACGAAATGTTTATGTATTAGAGTATGAGAGACATAGGAGTATTCCCACTTTGGGAAGTAAATACGAAGGAGCATTTAAGAAAAATGGTGTAGTTGATTATATTTTAGAATTGTATGAAAAATATCATTGTACGTCTGCTACCGTTGAGGATGTCGCAATGAACCGTTCTGTCTTTCAATCCTTGAATGAAGAACGTAAGAGGCTAAATAAGTTCGAAATAGCAGTGATAGCATCTAAACCGGGAGGTCACCAGAAGCGAAATCGAATCTATTCTGGTCTTAATGGGCGTTTCTCAATGGGTTTAATACATATCCGGGATAATATGTTTGATTTAAGCAACGAAATTGTTACATTCGGAGCAAAGATGGCTCACGATGACACCATCGAAGCATTGTATTACGCCTGCTTAAACTCTTTCCCCCCAGATTACAAAGAAGATACCAAAGAGCGTAAGTGGTTTAAACAGAAGAGGAAAGCCAAAAGTTGGGTAGTAGCATAGGAGGATATATGCCATATGGAAAAGGAACGTACGGAAGTAAAGTCGGAAGACCTTCCAAAGCAGTCAAAAAAGCAGGACGGAAAAAAAAGTCAGGTGCCAAAAGAAAAAAGAGAAGATAATTGGTATAATGATACCCTTGTACCTGTCTTAGAGTGGAGAAATGATAATGTCACTATATCTGTACAAAAAATCAAATTTTATGCTTAACTAAAGAGGAATATAATGGCTAAACGTGGAAGAGGAAGACCTAAGGGTTCTAGAAACAAAAAGACTCTTATGAAAATGGTACAAGCTAGGAGAACAGAAAAGAGTCGCTCTTGGTTAGATGCGGTTATAATTGGTATGAAAAATTTTTTAAAATCACCGTGGAGTAAATAATGCCTAGATTCGGGAAGAGAAGCAAAGAACGTCTAAAGGGTGTAAATATTAAACTCGTAAACGTACTTAATAAACTTATCAAAATAATGGATGTTACTATTATTGAGGGGGTTAGGAGTGAGGAAAGACAAGCTGAACTCCTTGAAAAAGGGAAGACGAAGGTTAAATATTCAAGGCATATGGAAGGTAAAGCTGTTGATTTAGCACCTTATCCAATAGACTGGGAAGACAGAGAAAGATTTCACTATATGGGTGGAATGGTTCGTGGCATTGGACAAGAAATGGGGATTAAAGTTCGCTGGGGCGGGGACTGGGACTCTGATGGCGAAATAAAAGACAATAATTTTGATGATTTAGTTCATGTGGAGTTAAGATGAAGGGTAGAAGATTAAAAGTTAAAAGTAATATTGAACCGTCTAGACCAGATGATAAAGCCTTAACTGGAAATGCTTTAGCTGGAACTGCCCATGATAGTGGGAGTAACAAAAGTGTCTGGCAAACTATGGTTGATAATTCAGGTTTTGCTAAAAAACATCCAGATATAGTTTTAAAAGGGAAAAAAGATGCCAAGAGTAAGTAGTAAAAAAAGAGCCGAAGTTATATATCAATTATATTCAAAGGCTAAGGGGACTTGGCGTTCAAAATGGGAAGCCCAAGCGCAAAAATGTTTTGATTTTTATCATAATGACCAATTAAGTGCCGAAGAGACAAGGCAATTAGAAGAATCTGGTATGCCTACTTTTACTATTAATAGGATAACTCCTGTAATAGAAATGATGAAATACTTCACGACTTCTAAAACCCCAAGGTGGCAGGCTATTGCAGCGGAGGGCAGCGATACTGATATAGCAGCCGTACATTCAGACATTTCTGAGTACTGTTGGCATTTATCTAATGGAGATTCTTTGTATTCTCATGTAATACAAGATGCTTTAATAAAAGGGCTTGGGTGGTTTCAAATTGATATAGACCCCGACCAAGATAGAGGGATGGGTGAAGTTATATACAAAAGAATAGAACCTTTTGATGTCTATGTAGACCCAATGAGTAGGGATTTTTTAATGAGGGACGCTAGTTATATTATTGTAAAAAAGGAGTTGCCTCGTACTCAATTAATTAATTTGTTTCCAGAATTTAAAGCGAAGATTCAAAAAGCATCACAAAGCGAGAATCAAGCTGGTGGATTTTGGCAATCTGAAAGAGATTCTTTCGCTTCGGATAGTATTCAACCTGAAGACATTGGTCAAGATGCTTATGACCCTGAGACATCTGAGGACGATGGTGTCTTAGATTATTATGAAGCTTATTCTAAAGAGCGGTATCCGTTGTATAATGTATTCTTACAAATTCCTGAAAGCGCAGGCAATTTAAAGGAAATGAAAGCACAGGCGGACGCACAAATACAAGCAAAGAAAGAAGAAATGGAAGTTCTTTTTAAAGAGAAAGCCTTAGAATTACAAGAATTAGTTGCTCAAGGTGAAGTGATATATGAAAGAGCTGAAATAGAAATGAAAAAAGCTCGGAAAGAAATGGAAGCTGAGTTAGAAGCATTTGAGGTTTCATTAATGAATGAAATTCAAGAAAGTGCAAGTTCTATTGAGCAACAAGTAATGTCACAGGAAGAGTATGATATAGTTCAAGCTGATAAAATGCTCTCAGCTAGTGTTGTAGAGGCTGTTAAATTTTATGATACTAGGGTGAAAATGTGTGTTACTTTGGGAAGTTCTACAATGATGTATGAAACTTACTTGCCAATAAATGATTATCCACTTGTTCCTATACCTTATATGTGGACAGGGACTCCATATCCTATGTCAGCAGTTTTACCGCTCATAGGTAAACAACAAGAAATAAATAAATCT